ACCCGGTGGATCGGCAAGAGCCGTGAACGTCGGGAGGTGTGCGCCTGCACCCCGCCGCCTGCTCCCAAGGTCAAGGGCCGCCTCAACACCGCCAAGAAGGGGCGTCGGCTGGAAGTCTCCACCCGGAAGGCCCTGGAAGGCTTGGGCGTCAAGCGCGTGGTTCTTCAACCCGGCTCCGGCGCCTACGGCACCCGCAACGACATCAAGTTCCTTCAGGGGGATTTGAGCGTCCAGATCGCGGGACGCACGCTCGCAGTTGAGTGCAAGTCCAGACAAGACAACAGCGGCTTCAAAGTGCTGTCCGAGTGGCAGCAGGGCTGTGACGTACTGACCATCAAGGTTGATCGCCAGCCTCCGATCCATGTCCTGACCGACGAAGCCTACCTTCATCTTATGGGGTCGGCCAATGCCGCCTCAATCCAAGGGGAAAACCAATGAGACAGGGACCGTATTCACCCAAAGACGACGACACCGTTCTGCGGCTGGTGTCGGAGGGCATGACCAACCAGGCCATTGGCGAGATCCTCGGTCGGACGGAAAAGAGCGTCTGCGCCAGGCTTTCGAAGATCCGGCCCAAGGGCATGGCCCGGCGCGGGTCGTATCACCGCTACACCCCGGAGGAAGACGCCCAGATCGTTTCGCTCCGCAGGGCCAATCACAGGTTCATTGACATCGGCATCGGCCTTGGCCTGACCGGCGGGCAGGTTCGGGAGCGCTATCTGCTGCTGTGCAACGGCAGCGACTACAAGGCCCAACAGAACGCGCTGGAGGGCTTTGAGAGCCGCGACGACGACTACGTCGAGGCCTGCATCGCTCAAGGCGGCTTCATTCACCGCGAAGTCATCGACGGCGCCGTCTTCACCTTCAACTGGCGCGGGATGATTTCGCACGAACGGAGGGCGGCATGAACACCGTCAAATCCCTCTGGCACGGCGATCTGAAACCCAAGCCATCCATGGTTGAGATCAACGCCGACGTGGCCGCAAGTCACGGCTTCAAGCCCGGCGGCCTTCGCACGCCCCTGAAAACCGCTGCCGTGGTTCGCGCCCGTAACGAGGCGATGTGGCGTATGGCCATGGAAACGCGGGAGGACGGCACGCCGCGCTTTTCGCTGACGAGGATCGGGCAGTTCTACGGACGCGACCACACGACCGTCTGGCACGCCCTGGTCCGTCATGGCGACATGATCGGCGAGCCCTACGACAACCGGCGCGGTGGACGTGTCGGTCTTCAGAAGGCCGCCGCATGACAACCGCCCCCTATATGCGCCTCTACATCGGCGACTACCTGGCCGACACCATCCACCTGACCCGTGGTGAGCATGGGGCCTATCTGCTGCTCCTGATGGCGATGTGGCGCGCAGGGGGCAAGCTGCCGGCGCAAGACGCCAAGCTGGCAAGGATTGCCAAATGCACGGCGAAGGAATGGGAGGGGATGCGCGAGACGATCCTCGCGTTCTTCCAGCGCCGTGGCGGGACGCTGACCCACAAACGCCTCGCCCGTGAACTCGCGATTTACACAGACAAGATTGTTAGGGCCTCAAAGGGCGGAAAAGCGAGTGCGGTCCAAAAGGCCAAGGAAAACAACGGAAAAACCGCGAAACAGCTTCAAGCTAATTTCAACCAATCAGAACCAGAACCAGATAGTAGAACAGAGCCCCTACAGGGCTCTAGTTCTACATCTGACGCGAGCGAGCCCGCGCGCCCTGAAGGCGCGGTCTCATCGCGTCCAAGGTTGACGGTTGTTCCGAAGGCGGAACCCAAGCCGGTCAGGCCAGCGACCGCAGCCGAGAGGCGAGCCGAGATTGCGGCTATCCTCGCCAAGCCAAAACCCGAGGCCCCACCACCAGCGCCAGCCGAGACCCAGGCGCAGATGGTCGAGCGTCTCCGTAAATCCATCGTGCCGGGAGGCGCCGCATGACCCGCGCCGCCACCATCAAAACCCTCTGCTCAGAGATCGCCCTGTTCACCGGCAAGCTGGAACAACACGCGGTCCTAGCCTCCCTCAACGACAACAACACGGAGATGCTCATGGGCCACCTGTCCGCTGTGTTCCGAACGAAGGTCGCCCTGGATCATCGGCTCGTCCTGCTTCGGGAGTTGGCGCCTAACTGCGCTGAGGCTGGATCTAACGCGGGAATGGATTTGAGGGAGATTGCAGCATGATGTGGTGGGAACTGGCGCTGATCATCTACGGCTCGGGCTTTCTCCTGACCGCTGGTCTGATCGGCTTTATGGAGGCCGACACAATTGGCGGCGGATACGACGACCTCGGGCATCTCATCGCCGTGCTGTCGGTTTGGCCGGTGTTCGTCTGCATGACCATCGGTCAAATGATGGGGAGCGGCAAATGACCCTCGAAACCTCCCACGCCTACGCCGAACTAGGCGGCCTGCTCAAAGAGCGCTTCGGCATCCTCCTTACCTCTGACCAATGCAAATCACTGGTGGAGGAGGCGAGGGGAATGACCATCCGCTGGCAGGCCTACGGCCCTGGAACGGGCGGACAATCGGACAAGGAGGTTGCATGACCTGGCACGTCGCAGTCATTCGCTCAGGCAAAGAACCCTCCGCAGTCCACGACATGCAGACCATCGGCATCGAGGCCTACTACCCCCAGAAGGTCAGGTGGAAGCAGCTCCAGCTCCGCAAGGTGCCGGTGTCCTCCCCGATCATCCCCGGCTATGTGTTCTTCCGCCTCAACGAGCCTGACGAGCAACGCTACATCGACACCTGCGATGGGGTGACCGGCGTTCTCACGATGGGCTTCACTCCGCAGGGCGACCGGAAGCTGGCCTGCATCGGTGGGGGGTGGGTTGAGGACATCCGAGAGCAGGAGCGGCGAGGCGACTTTGACAGCACCATTGACCGCAGCGCGAAGGCCAAGCCCGGCGATCTGGTTCGCATCGTGGTCGGGTCGTTCTCCGAGCGGCTCGCCGTGATCCTGCGTTCCGCCAACCGGAGGGACTGGAAGGTCGAACTGGTGACAACCGGCAGGCCCCTCCCGCCGATCACAGTGAGCAAGGCTGGCGTTGAGGTTGAGGAGGCGGCTTGACACCACCTATTGCGCCTCCCGCAAATCACCTATACAACATACAGCGGTTGCGGGGGTAACTGACCGCTACCTGCTTCGGGTTTTTCCCCGAACGCGCGCTAGATGGTTGCGCCCCACCTTTCCCCATTCAAACCGCGCCGGTCGTTCCTCCCCGAACATGCGCGTAGGCCCATCGGTTGAGCTGCTCCCTCCGGTTCCTGATGGGCCGCCCCCTTCGCCCCGACTACTGACAACCATCGCACAGTCGTAACCCAAGCAGCAGATCGCGGGCGAAACCCATGAGGCAGACCATGACCACCTTCTGGAAGGCGTGGATCAAGACCGCCGAAGCCATGCCGAAGGTCGGCGGGGTCCGTTAAGGGCTCTTTGAAAAACTAGCGAGAAATCAAAATGGCGAGCGGCGGCGCAAGACCAAACGCCGGCAGGAAGCCCGGCACTCTGAACAAGGCCACGAAGGCTGCGAGAGAGAAGGCCGAGGCTGAGGGCATCACGCCGCTCGACTTCATGCTCCAGGTCATGCGGGACGAGGAAGCGACCCGCGCCGAACGCCTCGACATGGCGAAGGCCGCTGCTCCCTACGTTCACGCTCGACTGTCCAGCATTGAAGCCAAGGTGGACGCGTCCGTTGAGGGCACGCTTACCGAGATCAGGCGAACGATTGTCGATCCTCGAGATTGAGACCCCCCGCATCTACCTGCCCCTGCTGCACCCCAGACGCTACAAGGGGGCCAAGGGCGGGCGCGGATCGGGCAAGAGCCACTTCTTCGCTGAGTGCCTGGTTGAGCAGGCCGTAGCGTCTCACATCCGGGCCGCTTGCCTGCGTGAAGTCCAGAACTCGATCAAGGACAGCGTCAAGCAGCTCATCGAGGACAAGATCGACAGGCTCGGCGTGCGCCACCTGTTCAGATCCACCGAGACGGAGATCAGGGGGCCGAACGACAGCCTCTTCATTTTCCGGGGGCTCCAGAACCACACCGTAACCAGCATCAAGTCGCTGGAGGGTTTCAACCGGGCTTGGGTCGAAGAGGCCCAGACGATCAGCCAGAAGTCGCTGAACATCGCCACCCCGACATTCCGGGCGCCGGGCTCGGAGATGTGGTTCAGTTGGAACCCTGGATCGGCGAACGACCCGATTGAGGCCTTCTTCAACGAGAACGCGGATGACCCTGACTTCGTTTGCGTGAAGGCCAACTACACCGACAACCCGTGGTTCCCCGAGGAGCTGCGGAAGGACATGGAGCGCGACAAGCGCCGCGACTTCGACAAGTACCTCCACGTTTGGGAGGGAGAGTACTCCAAGCTTGGCGAGGCCGCTGTCTTCCGTAACTGGAAGGTCGAGGCGTTCAACACCCACCCGGAGGCGGTGTTCAGGTTCGGGGCCGACTGGGGCTTCTCGATTGATCCTACGGTCCTGATCCGCGCCTACATCATCGGGCGCACGCTGTACGTTGACCAAGAGGCCTACAAGGTGGGCTGCGAGATCGACGCCACGCCAGCGTTGTTCGACACCATCGAGGGAAGCCGCAAGTTCACCATCCGCGCTGACAGTGCCAGGCCGGAAACGGTCAGCTTCATGCAGCGCAAGGGCTTCAAGATCATCCCGGCTGTAAAAGGTCCGGGGAGCGTGGAAGACGGTATCGAGTTCCTCAAGAGCTACGACATCGTCGTCCATCCCCGCTGCAAACACACCATCGACGAGCTGACCCACTACAGCTTCAAGACCGACAAGCAGACTGACGAGATCCTCCCCATCCTGGAGGACAAGAACAACCACGTGATCGACGCCCTGCGCTACGCCTGTGAGGGCCTACGCCGCGCGGTCAAGCAGACGCCCGAAACCCCTTCCAAAAACCCACCTGATTTGTGGGGCAGGCCGAAACCGCAGGAGACTTCATGGAAGGTGGCGTAACTCCTGCCGACACCGAAGGCCCGAAGGCCCCGGAGATCGCCGAACTGCGGGCGATGTACCGTGACGCGATGGACCTGACCGAGTTCGCCCGTCGCCAGGCTGAAATCGACGACGACTACTACAATGGCAACCAGCTAACCCGCGAAGAGAAGGCCGAACTAGCCAAGCGCGGCCAGCCTGACATCGTGATCAACCGCGTCCGCCCGGCTGTGAACGGGACGCTTGGCGTTCTGAAGCAGGGCGCCACCGACCCTCGCGCCTATCCCCGCACCCCGAAGGACGAGGACAGCGCCGACGTTGCGTCCAAGGTTCTCCAGTTCATCGCGGACAAGAACCGCTTCGATGACCTGAAGATCAGCGTGGCGCGTGACTACCTGATCAGGGGCACCTGCGCGGCCATCGTTGAGGCCGACGAAGACCTGCAAATCACCATGCAGGAGATCGCTTCTGAGGAGTTCTTCGCTGACCCCCGTTCGCGTCGGGAAGACTTCTCAGACGCTCGCTACATGGGCATCGCCAAGTGGCAGTACGCCGACGACGTAATCCGCATGTACCCGGATGCGAAGACGGACGTTGAAGGCTCGCTCACCGACAGTGGCGCGCTCATCGACGATCTCAACCAGGACCGCCCGCAGGACGCCTCCTCGACCGTTTCGTGGGTGGACAAGAAGAAGCGCCGGGTCATGGTGGTGGAGATGTACCACCGCGAGGGCTCCGAATGGCGCCGTTGCGTGTTCCATTCGAGCGGGACGCTGGCTTACGGGGTTTCCCCCTACGTTGACGACAAGAAGCGCCCCTGCAACCCGATTGTGGCTCAATCCTGCTACATCGACCGCGACAACAACCGCTACGGCATCGTGCGCGACATGCGCGGGCCGCAGGACGAGATCAACAAGCGCCGTTCCAAGCTGCTCCACCTGATCAACGCCAGCCAGATCCAGGCCGTTGATCCCTCGGCTGTGGAAGTGGACAGCGGCACGGCCCGCAAGGAAGCGGCTCGCCCTGATGGTGTGATCCCCTACGGCTGGCAGAAGGTCCCGACCACGGACATGGCCGCCGGCCAGGCTAACCTCTTGGTGGAAGCCAAGATGGAGATCGAGCGTATCGGCCCCAACCCGGCTGTGCTGGGCAGGGAAGGCGAGAACGCTTCGGGCCGGGCTAACCTGGTCAGGCAACAGGCTGGCTTGACGGAACAGGCCATCGTCTACGGCGGCGTCGAGATTTGGGAACTCCGCGTCTACGAGCAGATGTGGAACCGGGCTCGCCAGTTCTGGACGGCGCCGCAGTACGTGCGCGTGACCGACGACGAGGGCGCTCCGCAGTTCGTGGGCATCAACCAGCCCAAGGTCGCTCAAGACCCCATGACGGGACAGCCGATGGCCGATCCGATGACGGGTCAGCCGGTCATTCTGGGGTACGAGAACAGCCTTGCCGAGATGGATGTAGACATCATCCTCGACACCACGCCGAACACGGCCAACGTCGCTCAGGAACAGTTCGCCGTCATGGCAGAGCTTGCCAAGGTCTACGGCCCCCAG